AAGCTGAACCCATAGTTCTACCAAAAACACCTTTAGATTGTTGTAACTCTGTACCTTTTGTTGCAGTTTGTTGTAGTAATTTATTTAAAACAAATGAACCTTTAACAGGTAATGTTCCATCTGCATAATATTCAGCAAGTTTTACACTTTTAACAATTCCTGCATCGTCAACAATTTGATATCCTGTATCCATCATGTCGCTATGTATTTTTTGTATTTGTTTCCAATCAGATTCATCTGCAAAAGCTTTTAATACACCAGGATGTAATTTACTTAAAATAGGATTAGTAGATATTGTTGCTAAATCATCAGTAGCAGCAAGAGCCTTGAAGTAATCAACCATAATTGGTTGCTCTAATATTTCTTTTTTTGTTAATTGAAAAAACCTAGGAACTAAACCAAAAAAAGTATGTTCACCTTTAATTTTTTTGACACCTTTTTTTAAATCACGTTTAGTAGGTATTAAATCATCTGTTACTTTTGATTTACCTGTTTTAGAATTTATATATTTAGAAAAGTTACCTGTACCTGTAAATGGGTCTGCTTCATCAGCTATTTCATCTGCAATTCTATCTGCAATTTTTCTTGGACTAATGTTTATTATTTCACCAGTTTTTTTATTTTTAGCTAAATCTTGTGTAATTTCTAAAGCTTGATTAGTTCTTCTAAAACCTTTTTTAAGATTACGTAAACCTTTAACTCCTTTACCTGCAAGAATTTCTGGAACTATTTGATAACTAGCATCTATAAGTCCTGACATTAAATCAAATTGTCTAGTTCCTGGTTCAAAAATTTCAGCTGTATGTATTTTACCTGGAGAATATTCAAGTAATATATTTTTATCTGCCCACTCTGGTGCAAATAAATCTTGTTCTAATTTTTCTCCCATAAACATATATTTTTGTCTATTACGTCCTGCATAGAAATTTATTTGATTTGGCCTATAAGCAGAGGTGTAATGTATTTCGCCATTCTCATCAAAGTTCTTTAATGGTTCACCAATCTTATTGTAAATAAATTTACTAGATTCTTCTGGTGACATTTTATAATCTGTAATTAAAGTTTCGTAATATGGTGTATCTTCAGCTTTAACTGATTCTAAACCTATAAGTGTACTTCTATCAAAGTTAACTGGTTTACCGTTTATAACTTGTCGCATCATATTCCAAAGAACAGGCTCACCACCCATTTGATTTGCTTCACGCATCATTCCAATATGTTTTCTAATATCACCAAGAAGGTTTGTATCTTTACCAATATTTTCTACTTCAGTAAAAGACACGTCAACTTGTATTTTTGCTTGTGCTTCTGCTGGTGTGTAACCATCACGTAACATTTTGTCGTATTCACGAATATCACGTAAGTATGCTTGTGACCTACCAACAGCCATAGGTTGACCTGGTAAAAATGTATTTGCAGCTGATGCAACAACAGACCACTTACCTGATGGACCATATGTTTGGAATAATGCATCTAATCCAGCAAAAAACCATACACCATATTGAACATCACCTGGTTTTGCACCACCTGGAAATAAACCACCACTTAATAAGTCACCTATTGACATTTTCATATTTTTTTCTAAATCTTCATATTGATATCTTTCCTGAAGTTCTTTCCAGATTTCAGCTTCTTTTTTAGCACGATTGTAAACTACTTCTTCAGCAATTTGTTTAGCACTTTCATGTTCTGCTGTACCGCCAGCTAAAACAAAAGGAACTGCAATAGATGCAGGTAATTGAAATTTTTCTGTTATTTTTTCTAGTTCTTTTACATACTGTTGATTTACAGCAAAATTTTTATTATATTGACCAATTTGTAATTCATCACGATTATTACCTCTAAGGTCATTTAATTCTTCGTTTTCATCAAATAAGTGAAATCCTGCCATATTACCTATTCCTGTTATTAATTAATTCTAACAGGACAGGTGAAGGATTTATTTCGTACATGGCTTGTAACATTAAATCTATATTATCAGTCACTCTATTTCCATTAGAACCTGGACCTACTGGTACACCTTCAGTAATTTGTTCCTGTGGTCTTTCAGTAGGTGCAAATATGTTTGGTGGTGCAACTTCTACCCCTCTTGCAACTGGTAACGCAGCTCCTTGTTGTTGTTGTACAAATGCTTTATTTGCACCATAATCAGCGTCAGGAAGTCTTCTAAGTGGTTGCTTACTACTTCCTGGGCCTCCGTCAGTTCTTTGTCCACCTTGAGGTGTAGCAACTGCAGCAGGATTATTTGGTTGTCTATATCCGCCTCTTCTACTTTTTGCCATAAAAATCCTTTGTAATTAAAATTATTAATCCAGGTTGTGGTTGTATTATCTCTAATACATTTTCAGATAATATATCTAATTCGTCCACAACTCCGTATTCTTGATACACCATATCCCAAAATTCTGCTTCAACAAAATCTTCATTCATCTTACATACCAAAGGCTTGAGCCATTGTTGGTGGTCCACCACCCATTTGCTGTTGCATCATTTGTTGTTGTATCAAAGCTTCTTGTTCAGGTGTCATCTGTGGTTCTTCAGGTGTATAGAACTGCTTCATAATTTCTGTAATTTGATTTGGCATTTCATAAATAGCAATTGCAGCCATAGTTGCAGCCATATCACCTTGTGCAGACCTAGCTAATATAGAATCAAACAATACTTGTTCTGCTTTATTTTTACGTATACGTTCTTGTACTTTAGCTATATTCTCTAAACCATCAATATTATCTTGTAAAGTTTCTACGTCTATAACACCTGCTTGTAACAATTGCAATCCAGTTACAATTTTTTGTGGTTCATCAAATCCAGCCATAACACCATAGATACGTCTAGTAGTAAAGTCACCACCAATATCACCAAGTGGAGAATAGTTTTCAGAGAATGAAGCACCATTAAAGAAACCTGCCATAGGTTTTTTATTAATACCTTGTGAGTATGAAAGTACTACATCTAGCTCTAATCTTTTTTCGTCCATTTGTGTAATAGAGTGTTTTATGATTTCTCTATATTCATTAATCATTAATGACATAGTGCTGTTTAATTCTGATAACCCAGCACCAGTAACAAAACTATTAGGAGATTGGCTATCGTCAGTTACAGGATAACCACCAACCATACGCAATTGTCTTTCAAGCCTATCAACTTGTTGGAACAATTGATACGGAATGTTATTCATTGGTTTAGAAACTTGTGTACCAGGAGCTAGATAATTAACCGCAAATCGACCTTTTCTATATTGTCCGGATTCTATCTCTCCTGATATGTTAGTTTCTGTAAATACAGAATCTTCCATTGCTATTGCTGACATAATATTTATTTTTGCCATCATAGCCATCAAACCTATAACGTGGTCATACTGACCTTTGAGTGCATCAAAAGATACACGTTTCATAAATACAAATGGTGGAGTAGATAATACGTTAGGTATGAAATCTAAAATCATATTACGTTCTGGGAATACAACGTATGTACCTCCCATATCGTAATATTCAATAATTCTTACACCAGTGTATGTATTATCTTCCCAAGCTTGTTCTCTAGCATTTTCGTAAGACATAAACTGTGTTGCAGTTTCTGAAGCTGTATCTGTATCATCTTCATCAGTCTTTAAAATTTCATCAGCAAACTCTGGATAGATTTGTGCAAGTTTATATCTAGGTACTCTACGTACAACAGCCATTTCTCTAGGTTGTTGGTCAGGACCAAAGTTACCTGGAAATGTATCATAAGGGTCACGTAGTTCAGCACTAGGATATGCAAAACCATTTTTATCTCGTTTAGTTGTTATTACCCAAGCACAGTAACCATAACCTGGTAACCATCTTGCAGCTTGTTGTAACTGACTTCCTAGATTTTGTTTACTATCATAGTTAGTAACAATACGTTCTAATTTTTCTGCACGTACTTTACTTCTAGTTGAATCATTAAAGTTTGGTACATCTACTCGTACTTGTGGTACACCAGATATTTTTTGTGCAAGTCTGTCAATACCTGATTGCAACATGTTAGGAGCTGGTAATAAATCAGCATCAGAGGTTTCCATTGTATTACCTAACAATGCTTTAATGCCATCTGCACCACCATTAAGAATAGCTTTTATTCTAGCTTTCTGTACTTGACGTTCTTGTACTAATTTGCCAGATGTAAGCTCTGCAGCGTTTCTAACAATTTCTTTATATTCTTTAGTTCCTAAATTTTCTATTCCCATGGTGCGTTATTCATATCCGTTAATTTATAATCTCCATAACTAGGATTGTAGTCCAACCCTATATCTGCCGCATGCTCTTTTTGCATACGCCTAAAAACCTTCATTGGAAACCAACTAGCCATAACTATATCAGTTTTTTCCTTGTTTCGTTTAGAAACAGGTTTACCATCAAAGTATAACAGTTGTTGCCTGTATTGTTGTACTTTTGCATTTGACATACCATCACCGACAGGAAGATGTATACGTTTATCTTCAAATAGGTCTGCCATTGCACCTACACCATACAGAGGGTCATGTTTGTTTTTACCAGTTAAATGACCTTGTACAGTGATACCAGTACGCAATGTAAATTCTTTTATAGCTGCATCTTGACGAATTGCAGTTTGAAATCCGTTTTCTTCTACTATCCAATGTCTACAATCATAATCATGTAACCATTGTGCCATTTGGTCTAATGCAGCCCTGATACCACCACCACGTTTGTTTTCTAAATCTACTAAATATAATTCACCTTTGTACTGGTCTATACCCCACAATACCGATGCTTGGTAGCCACTTGATGCAGGGTCTAGTCCAGCAACTAAATATAAATTTTTGTACATTTGACCCATAACTAAATCAGGTCGCATACATTGGTCAAT